TGGACCCTCTTTCTCGGGCTTGTCATCGTCCTTGTTCGACTCATTGGACGAACGCATGATGGCTTCAAACACATCGCCGCCCATGCGCTTTACCTGACCGATGTCTCGCTCCTGCTTGTTATTGACGGCCTCTTCCATTGCCTTCCACGACAGGTTCTTGATCTCGACCCACTGTCCCTCTTCGTGAGGAACGTCCAACTTTTCTACAATCTTACTGACAAGCATAAATCTCCTATGTAAACATCTTTTTTATTTCCGACGCGATGGCGCTCCTCATGTCTTTCGCGTCTTCGTACACAACGGAAATTATGTACTTTGATTGTCCCGTGGTGTGCTTATAGGACAAGTCTTCGTGCTGCTGAAGCGCATAGTCAACAGCCACCCCACCCGCAGCCCATTTCACCTCGACTCCCTGCCCTGACCTTTTGGCGGGGACAAGATGGACGCTGGCCCTGAGGTGTCCGTCACGCACTGGCGTACGTGACTTCATCTTCGCTATCTTCGGCTGTCCGACCTCATTGAGAATCCTAGCAGTATCTTTCTCAATCTTTCGCCCTATATCACGGATTCTCTCAGTCGTTTCGCCGAGTCCATCCAATTCCATAATATAAGTACCGCCAAGAACGGGAAATCGGAGAACGCATCACAGACAACCTGATGCATTCACACGATCTCCCGACCAGACTTACGCCTCTGTTGCCGCGCCACTCGGTCGAAACGTAGCCCTGACAATGTGCAGACTGTCCTTGTCCAGCACACGCTCATAGTCAACAATCCACCCCTCGACAGTCGTGGTCTTGCTTGCACCATACGTCACAACCAGCGTCTTCTGCTGATCTGCTGGCCCATTCGCTACGTCGCCAAGCACGGCATCCGTAGTGTTGGACGCATCGTCGTACCACGCTTCAATGGTGATATCGTCCATGAACCGTTTGCCAGTTGACAGGCTCTCTGTCCACGAATCACCAAAACCAGTGGAATCGACCATGCCGGAGTTGACCTTAATTCCCCCTATGGAAATTATATACTGGGACAGATTTCTCGCCGTACCGCCGCTATCATCAATCGTAATCGCTACTGAACTAGGACCGTATTTAGCCACATTATCCTCCTACCGTTTAGACCGTCATCCTCTGGAAAACGCAACCGTATACGTTACGCTTGGCGTACTGGACCCACCGATTGTTGCATTCACTCGTATATATCGGTTCACTGTACCAGTCACAGTGATCCGCTCCGCGCCTACCGTCCCGCTTGTCGTAAACGTACCTAACGTGGTAAACGTCGTATCGTCCGAGCTGTGCTGAAGCACCGCCGCCAGAGTCGGGCTTGATCCAGATTCCGCAGTAATCTGAATATATCCTGACCCGCCACTGGCTGAACTGGCCGAATTATCAACCGATGCGCTGTTACCTGTTGCCGTACGTGCGGCAAGAGCCTCAATGATGGCGCCCTCTTCGATAGCCCCACTCACGTTATAGGTGCAGTTCAGCTTATGAAGACCCTCTTTCTCTATGAGCCTTTCAACCTCTGCGCTGAATGCACCCTCAAAACCAGTCATCGCGCTCCCAGCCGTACTACCAGCCGGAGCCACACAGATCACCCTGATCGTTGTACCCGGATTAACAATAAGCGCATCAACCGAGCTTTTTGAGGCATCATCGAACCATCCAGTCTGGTACAACTCACCAGACAACCTTCCCGTAGGAGTAGCTTCCTGCCACGAATCGCCAAGCGCGTCAGTGTTCTCTGTCCCACCGAGCTTTTTGTACGTCACTTCGGTCATCGTTCCAGCCAAGCTATACCCGCTAACCAGAAAATACCCAACCGAACTCGGACCATATTTCGCCATATTGCTGCTCCGTTACCGCTTCAAGGCCGACTTACGAGATGTAACTGCAATCGTCTCCGTAGACGCATCCTTGTCTCCGACTTTCTCGATGTATCCGAACTTTAAGAAACTTTTCTTTGAGGCTTCAGGGATATCGTCACAAAAGCCCCCCGGCTTGACGTTCCTCATTTTCACTTTTGCCAGTTGCTCGTCATCGAGTTTCGACAAGCCGCCAGCCTTCAAGACGATTCCGAGGCTCGCTGCATCAGGATACGAAATACCAACCAACGCCTTCAGCCTCATTTTTCATCCCTTTCACGCCCACACGCCTTGCACAAAATGACTGTCGTTTTGCCAAAGCCCTGATGGACAACCTGCTTATCTGGACCGGCACCGCATTTGTCGCAAGCAGTCATGACGGATCTTTTGCCAGCGCAGAATTCAACGCATACACTGGCCTACCGCTATCGTCTACCTTCAACAAGAACGGTGACGATGGCCTTGCATACTCATAAAACGTACTCGACAACGATTCCGCGTCTACTTTCCCAAGCGCCACATGAGCCAGCTCGCAGTTCGCCCTCGCGGTATCGTAACTCGCTGACCTAGACAGAAATTGAATGCTTGGGAACTCTCTTCCTATTCCGACCGCTCCAAACTCTTTCTCTGACGCGACTCCCTGAGTCAAAATCACCGCCATAGCCGTGTCTGGGGTAGCTTCCGGCAGCGAATCCTCAAACAGATCCGTCCCGACTGCGCTAGCCACGCTCTCTGCCACAAGGTATGCCGTCAACTCTGTAATCGTAGCCATCAACCAAAATAGAGGACAGTGACATACGGATCATCACTTGAATCAACCATTGCCTCTGCCCTGATAATTGGACGAACAACGCTCCCCGGTAGCGTCACCCTGTCCTTTTCGTTAAATGTGGTGGTCCCCAATACCACCAACTGCGACCGTGACACGCGCTCATTTCCAAGCGAATCCAAAACTTTCGCTGGCTTCTCCCACAATAGACCAGTCCGCGACACTCCAGTTGCGAATGTCGGTCTTCCCTGACGGTCTAATGTTGACGTGGCTGCCTCATGCGTAAACGTGGCCTGAAGACCGTCCGAAGTCACGTCATGTGCAATCGCTACGCCGTCATGGATCACGTCAGCTAGACTCATGTCCTCACCAACTCTGCCGACATTTGGCCCCGCTGACGAACAGCCGCGAACCAACTGGATTCTAAGATGTAATAAACAGCGTCCGGTACAACTTTCGCGCCTTTCCTACCACTAAACGTGAGAGACACTGGCCCAGCCTGAAGGTTCGTAATGCCCTTTGTAGATACTGCATCGTCAGCCATGCGATTAGCCGCAATAATCTGACGGGCGAACTCAGCGGTTGCATCGCTTACGCCGCTAGGAATCGAATCCGAATCCATCGCGTTGCCATTGCGGTCCCACATGCCAGACCTCGGCCAGTTAAGAACCTGGATGGTGTCAGACGGCGCGCCAGTCCAGTCGATATGCTCATCCATCAACCTAGTAGCCATGAGCAAAGACTGATCTTTCAAGTCATTGCTCGCGGCAGACCACGTTGTTCCACTTTGCGGGTGGTCATCATCGTACTGAGTCGATGCCGCCCTAGTGCAATACGTGTTGGCGTTTGACGCGCCAGCCGTAGCCACAAGAGTCGATACAGCCATTTAATTATATTTTCGGCTTAGCGTGACTCTTCGGCTTCGCCGCTGCTGTCGCCTTCGGAGCAGACGCCTTCTGGTACAGACCCGCATCCTCCTCGTTGACAACTATCTTATTGCCCTTGGAATCAACGACCTGTACGGTGTTAACAGTTCCCATGTAGCCCCCTCATAAACCGAGCGAAGTAGGCCGGGATTCGCTGGAAAGAATCCCGACCTATTCGCCTGTTAATTACTACCCTGCAATGCGAGCGGCCAGTTCCCGACGAACAAGCTGAGCGCCATACAGGATATCGAAGGAGTATCTGGTCTGCTTGTGCTGGCGCGTCACCTCAAGCCTAAGCGTCAGCCCAGACTCAGGATCAAACGCCGACTCCACCAATGAGCCGAGCCTACGATCATCGTCATTCGCAGCCAATGGACGAGTCGCAAACGCGAACGCATCACGGTGGAACGCCAGATTCACAACGTGGTCTGCCTTGAAGGTCAGAGCCGCATTGTCAGCCCACGCCACCTTCGCCGCAGGATACATCGTGATGACCGTCGCCGTACTAGACTCGACAGCGTAGGTCTGCGTATCCCCGGCAACGGTGAATATGTCACCAGATGCTGGCGCTGTCCCTCCACCGTCCCACGTCAGCGTAGTGTCGCCAACAGACACAGACGCATCGTTGACAATTACCGTTCCCGCGCCAGTGTTGCTATGCGTTGGGACGTTCTGGCTCATCGCCCAGAGCGAACCGAGCTTGCGACCGATCTGGCCGTTGGCAATAACGCCGTCACCGCCACCATAGCTCGCGTCTTGGAACGCGCGGAGATTGAGCGCATTCGCCTCTGCGTCTGGGTCAATCACGACAAACCGTGGCTCCATCGGGGCAAGCTGATTAGCCAACTGCTTTCGCGCATTCGTGAAAGCCGTAAGGTCTGACGCAAACGGCGTAGTCCCAGCGGTCCCCGAGTATCCGTAGACGGTGGAATACTTCCCCCAAATATAACTGTCTACGTTGTTCGCCAGAGACTTGATCGCTTCTGAGGCTTGCAGCGGGATCGTCCCGTCCATAACTTCCAGTCGTTCCTTGTCTGTAAGGAAGAACGGAGCCTCATACCACTGATCCAGTGCAATGCTCACCTTCGTCGGCGCACTGTCTGAATTGGCAGGTGGCGTTATGGCAGGGCTGACGGCTGTCGCCGTGATAGCCGACGGGATAGGCACGTCAATCGTGGAACCCTTCTCGCCAGCCATTTCGTCATACGAGCGGTTGACCACCCTCGGCATGACAACTTGCTCGCGGAGAGCCAGAAGACCCTGCGCCAGCAGCTTCGGAATTACTTGCGTCCATGTATTTGCCACGGTGTTTCTCCTTCTACGGTTTACGAATTCTCCACCGGAGACAAGAGCAACACCGTCGCTCCACTGATTTAGATTAGCTTACCTAATACGACTTTGCACCTTTTTTCTGATTACTGCACTCGTCGCAACTTTAGTCTGTGCGCCCAATCGACCTAGTAACCGTGACTTTTCCAGCAGCGATAGCCTCAAGATTTCTCGCAAACTGCTTAAGTGAGGGGTTTTTCAGTTGACCGCCGGTCATCCGAACGTCTGCCCCACCCTGATCTTGATCCCCGGTCGATAATGACGGCTTGAACAGGTGTGAACCGCCATCCCTTTGCAATCCAACCAGCCACTCCGAAACGGTATATGGCTGTTCTGGCCTGTCTGTCGAGAACTTTACCACACCATCGTGAATAATCCTCGCATTTCCTTCGTGCAAGCCAAACCCAGCATTCAAAGCCCTGCCCAGTACGTCATCAACGGCCTCTGGCCTAACGCCAGCATCCACGGCAGACTTATTCACCAAGTTCCTAAACGTGGCCTTGTCTAGGCTCTGCTTCGCTTCCGCTTCTCGTTCCTGCGACTCATTCAACTGCGCCTGTATCGGCTTCACAGCGTTCGTCACGGCCTCTTGGATCTGGCTAGACAGATCGGAATTGGTCACTACTTTAGCTTCCTTCTTTTCCAGCTTCGCTTGCTCAGAAACCAACCTTTTATAGATATCTGGGTCAATATTTGAAAACTTCGATTGAATCTCGTCCAGTTGGCCCGACAAACTCACCTTATCCCTCAATAGCTGGACATTGTTGTCTCTAAACTCGGCAACCTTGGACCCTAGCTCATTCTCTCGATTCGTCTGACCGTCAACAGAGAGCGAAAACCGTCCCTCGCTCTCGACGTAATGATCCCGAACTTTGTCTGGTAGTGCGTCAAACTCTTCTTGGCCCTGAAGCACCGCTTTAAGTGCCATATATCTCGCCCCTTATCCGTTCACTGAATTAAGCATCAACTTTACCATACAATCGGCCTTCACGCGCCACCCTCGTCCGACTCTTTACCGGACGCACGTTTGACATCTTGTATCACATTCTGAAGACTCACAACCGCCCTCATTACTTGCCTGACGGCGTGTTGCACCTTTTCATTGTCCAATATGTCCCGACCTGCCCCGGCCTCCACTGTCTCTAGAATGCCATGCACTGTCGCTACCGCCGCGTCTTCTTTGGCGACTCCTTTTCCCGACTTGAAGAATCGCTCAATGGAACTGACCGCAGAAACGATATACGGCAAGAGCCTCAATCCATACGTGAGCCATTTCATAACTACTCCTCATCTTCTTCACCAAGAACCGTTGGCGCGAGATCAAGCTGTTCATAGTCGCCCCCGTCGCCACCTCCCCCCGACGGAACAAGGCTCTCTGGATTTGCAGCACCGGGATTATCGTCACCGGATGCGATCAACTGCTTCTCTTCGTCTAGAGTCCTACCGGCCTGTATCCACTCGCCTTGTTGCAAATTCCAGAACAGCGTGTCATGAGACACGGCCCCAGACTGCCACGCAGCAACAAGCACTTGCGCCTCTTGCGGATCTAGTCGAGTATCGAAGAAATCCTTGTTTAAGCTGAACGATATGCGTTCCTTCGCATCATCGACACCGGCCCACCAAGCATGCCACGCCATCACCTGCTCCATGCCAAGGTCAAACGCCGCCGCCATTGTTGACAATACTGAATACTCAGACGAGGACCGTATCCGTAACGCTTCCGCTGTTTCCGTCGCCTTCTTCTGTTGCTCGATGATTCGTGCGCCCAGCGCAGCCATTCGGTCCTGCTTTGCCACACTCAGCCGCTCGATAGACCCAAGACCATCACCGGTATATTCCAACATACCAGCCCGTGCATTTGCATCTGGTAGCACCCACGCGGTCGAGCTACCAATGGGCAAATCTCCATCAATGTCAACGCCTGACACCCACGGAGTCGGGAGACTTGTCAAGTGCGCCCCGTGTTCATGGTCTGCGCTCGTTCGATAGTGCGACAAGTTCACATCGACCAAATCTATAAGCGGCGGCTTGTCAATGCTTGGCGTGAGACTGCTTGGCGCAAAGAACTGGAACGGGATGTAATTTAATGGCTCGCCTTTCCTGAGAGGCACGAACGGATCTTCTGCTTCTTCCCAGGCGTCCGAGCCAAGCACAGACAGATCAACGTGTTTCCTTTTGGGCTGAAACCGTCGAATTTGATAGACGGGATTCTCAGACTCAGGATCGACAAGCTCAAGCACCCTTACCTGTGGAATCAAGACCGGAACCCACGGATCTTTCGGATCGTCCGATTCGACTGTTTCTGACAGCACAACACGCGAGAGACGCT